TGCAGTAACAGAAGGTATCAAAAACTTTGGAGAAGAAACTTCAAAAGAAATTAAAAAGGCTGGAGAACTTGCTGATGCTAGAGCAAAGGCTGATAAATTAGAAAGGCAATTACAAATAGATAGAGCTGAGGCTACTAGAAAATTTAATGAGCTTAGAGAAATAGCAGCAGATAAAGAAAATGTTTCTATTGAAGATAGAATAGCAGCATTAAAAGAGGCAGGTAGAATAGAAGAAGAAATTACACTTAAAGAAATTGAAGCAGCTAAATTAAGAGCTGATGCTAAGACATTAGAAAATTCATTAAGTAAATCTACAAAAGAAGATCTAGATGAAGAGGCTGCATTAAGAGCTAAGGTTATTGAATTAGAGGCATCAAGATTAAAGAAACAAAAAACACTTACTGCTGAGATTACTACAAATTTAAGAGAGGCTAAAGCAGAAAGAAAAGCTGAAGAGGCTGCTGAAAAGGCAGCACAAAAAGAGGCTGATGCTAAAGAAATAGAAAATGCTAAAAAACTATCTGAGCTTAAAAAACAAATAAGAGATGCTGAGGCTGTTTCAAAAGAAGAAAAAAGAGCTTTAGAATTAATTAAGATTGAAGAACATTTCCAAAATCTTTTACTTCAAGCAGAAGAACAAAACCTAGTAACTGATGAATTAGATGCAGCCAGAAGAGAGGCTTTAGTAGCTAAACAAGCTGAGTATGATGCTGAAGATGATGCTAAAGAAAAAGCTATAGCAGATAAAAAAACTGCTGATAGAGAAAAAGAATTAGCTGAAGCTCAAAAAATTGAAGATAAAAAGAGAGCAATGAAGATACAATCTCTTAATATAATTACTCAAATTTTTGGAGCAGAATCAGCGTTAGGTAAAGCTGCTTTAGTTGCAAAACAATTAATGGCTGCCCAAGAATTATTAATAGAGCTAGGCGTTATAAAACAAAAGGCTACAATGATGATGGTAGATGGTCAAATGAAAGCAGTTAAAAGTGGTACTGATACTGCATCAGGATTAAATGCAACTCTAGCTTTAGGATTTCCAGCAGCTATTCCAGGCCTTATAGCATATGCTGGAACAGCAGTTGGTATTGTAACAGGTATTATGGCTGCTATCAAAAAACAGAAAACAGTAGCATCATCTTTTGGAGGAAGTTCAAGAGGATCTGAATCTACTCCTCCATCAATTCCTACAATTAGCCCTTCAGTAGAATCTACTCCTCCAGAAGTAACAGGAGTTGGAGGATCTGGTATAAGTCAGATAGCAACAGCTCTAGGAGAACAACAACAACAACCTGTACAAGCCTTTGTAGTTAGTAATGATGTAACTACTGCTCAGGGATTAGAAAGAAACATTATAGATGGAGCATCATTATAATACAAAATATAATATAAAAATCGTTATTAAGTTATGAAGATAGTAGAATTAATATTAGATGAAGATCAAGAGATAACAGGAGTTGAAGCAATTTCAATAGTAGAAAATCCAGCAATAGAAGAAGATTTTATTGCCCTTAAAGATCAAGAAATAAAATTAGCTGAAATTGATAAGAAAAAGAAGATCCTATTAGGCCCTCTTCTTGTTCCTAATCGGCCCATATATAGAAAAAACCTAAATGGAGAGTATTATATTTACTTTTCAAAAGATACTATAGCAAAAGCATCTCAGCTTTATCTTAGAAATGGCAATCAAAATAATTCTACTTTAGAACATAGCCACGAAATTAATGGCCTTACTTTAGTTGAAAGCTGGTTAGTAGATGATGAGAAATTAGATAAGTCCAGGAAATATGGTTTTGATGTTCCTGTTGGAACTTGGATGGGTGCTGTTAAAGTAAACAATGATGAGGTTTGGAATGAGTATGTTAAATCAGGTAAAGTAAAAGGCTTTAGTATAGAAGGGTTCTTTGCTGATCGTATGGAAAAGCCAAAATCAAATAAAGATGAGCTTAAAAAGATAGAAGAAGAAGAGGCAGAATATATGCTTAATATGATTACAGGAATTATTAAGGAGGATGCTAGATATAAAGAAGGTAAAAATTTAATTTTAGAAGCCTATAAAGATTATCCTATTGCAGTAAAAAACAATGCAAAAAAAGGTATTGAACTTAATAAAAAATTAAAGAATAAGTGTGCTACAGAAGTCAGTACAATTAGAGCATCTCAATTAGCTCAAGGAAAGCCTATAAGTGAACAAGCAATCAAAAGGATGTATTCTTATTTATCAAAAGCAGAAGAGTACTATAATGCAGAGGATAGAGAGGCCTGTGGCACAATATCTTATTTGTTATGGGGTGGCTTAGCTGCTAAGAAATGGGCAGAAACTAAACTCAAAAAATTAAGTGAGAAAAAATAAAGATTATTTTCCAAGTCGTACAAGCCCTATAGGAAATAGAAGAGCTTGTTATTGTAAAGATAAAAATACATATTCTATAGAGTGTTGTGATGGTTCATTATTTGCTCAAGGAATAGGTGTAATTAATAGGGTAGCATCCTGAAAATGCAAAATTAAATTTATAAATCGTTAATATAGTAATTATGAAAAGTAGTGATATGCTTAATAAAATTAAAACAATCCTAGATATTCAAGTAGATCTTGAAGATAGGAAATTAGAAAATGGTACAGTAATAACTGCTGAGGCTTTTTCTAAAGGTAAAGAAGTTTTCATCAAAACAGATGAGGATAAAGTAAAAATGCCAATCGGATCTTACGAACTAGAATCAGGAGAGGTTTTAGTAGTAAAAGAAGAGGGCTTAATTGATGATCTTACTCAAGCTAAATTAGAAGAAGAAGAAGATCGTAAAGAAGAAGCTGATGTAGCTGATTGGAAAGGTATGGAAAAAAGAATCCAAAATCTTGAAGATGCTATAGCAGATCTTAAAAAAGATAAAGAACCAAATTCTGAAAAAGTTGAAGAAGTAGATACTGAAGCAGAATTGGCTAAAGTTGAAGTAAAAGCTGAAAAAGTTGAAGAACTTTCTAAACCAGCTACTGAGCCTATTAAACATAGCCCTGAAACAAAATCAGGAGAAAAAGCTACAGGATTTCAATTTTCACAAAACAGAAGAATGTCTATTAAAGATAGAATCTTTGAAAAATTAAATAACTAATAAATATAAATAAAATGGCTTTAAGTGTAACTAGCAATTATGAGGGTACTTGGGCAGGGCGATATATCGCGGCTGCATTACTTTCAGGCGATACAATCGCAAAAGGTGGTATTGAAGTAATGCCCAATATTAAATATAAATCTAACATCAGCAAGATGGCAGTATCAGGTTTGATAGCTAATGCGAGTTGTGATTTTACTTCAGCAGGAAATATAACTCTAACTGAGAAAGTTCTCCAGCCAGAGGAATTTCAAATAAATAATGAATTTTGTTTAACTCCATTTGTGAGTTCTTGGGAGGCAGCAGAAATGGGATACTCTGCATACGATACTATGCCTAAGAAATTTAGTGATTTCTTGATTGCTGAAGTAGCTGCTAAAGTTGCTCAACAAACTGAGCAAACAATTTGGAATGGTGCTAATGCAACAGCAGGAGAATTTGATGGATTAATAACTCTATTCAAAGCAGATACAGATGTTTCTGATATTACAGGAACTACTGTTACTCACGCTAATGTAGTAGCTGAAATGGCTAAAGTAGTAGATGCTTGTCCAGCAGCTCTTTATGGGAAAGAAGATTTGAATCTTTATGTTTCTCAAAATGTAGCTAAGGCTTATGTAAGAGCTTTAGGAGGTTATTCAATCGGTGTTGGAGCAAATGGTATTAATGATCAGGGCCAAATGTGGTATTCAGGTCAAGATTTATCTTTTGATGGAGTAAATATATTCCTAGCTCCTGGATTAGATAATAATCAAATGGTACTAGCTCAAAAATCTAATCTATACTTTGGAACTGGTCTTATGAACGAGCATAATCTTTGTAAAACTTTATCAATGGCCGATTTAGATGGTTCGCAAAATGTTAGAGTAATAATGAGATTTACTTCAGGTGTTCAGTATGGATATGGAACTGAAGTTGTTTTATACGATCCAACAGTATAATATAATAAGAAGGGGTAGATTTAATACCCTACCCTTTTTGTTTAACTTTTAAAAAAATAATAATATGGCTTGTGTATTAACAACAGGAAGAAAATTACCTTGTAAAACAGGATTTGGAGGAATAAAAAAAGTTTATTTCGCAGATTATGGCACTTTAGGAGCTGTTACTGTAGATGCTGATGGTACTATATCTGCTATTGCAGGATCTGAAGCCTGGTTTGAATTTGATGTAAAGGGTAATTCTAGTTTAGAATCTACTGTTAATTCTAGTAGAGAGAATGGAACTACTTTCTTTGCTCAAACTTTAAATCTTACTTTACCATTTTTAGATAATGCTACTCAGCAAGAATTACAATTAATTATAGTTTCTAGGCCTCATATTGTAGTAGAAGATTACTTAGGAAATCAATTCCTTTGTGGTTTAGAGAATGGATGTGAAGTAACAGGAGGTACAATAGTAACAGGAGCTGCATCAGGAGATCTTTATGGATTTACTCTAACATTAGAGGGCCAAGAAGAAAAAGCTCCAGCGTTTATAGATGCAGGTGTAATTACTTCAGCAATTTCTGCAACTCAAATAACTCCAAATTAAAATATATCTAATTTTAGTTTAATTTAAGAAAGCACTCTTTATAGGGTGCTTTTTTATTTTACAAATTAATTTAATTAATTCGTTATATAAGCAATGATTGTAATTACTACCTCAGCATCTCAAACTTTAAGCGTAATACCAAGAAATTTTCTTGGATCATTTACTATTGATGTAAGGGATAATTGGTTAAATAAGAACTATGATTATTTTGAAGATACAGTTACTACAAGTGGAGATTTTATGGTATTCACTAATAGTTATGTTGATTCTTTAAGTGCATCTATTTTTAAAGAAAACAGATTTTA